TGTGAAGCTTTCTAAATCTCTTTGCATATGCAATGAGTTCTCCTCGGTCATTCTCAAACCCAATCTTTGCATTGTAGTATTCTGCAAGCATCAATAGAGTATTGTTATACTCGTCTTGAGTCTGAGGTCTTCCTATATAAGATGCTACAATCAAATCATCTGGTTTAGATAGATTGTTTGGGCGTTTGAATACATAAGCAGCACCTAAAGATTCTCCAGATTCTGAACTTCCGTGCGCGTACGGGTCATGCCCGATAATATATAAACTAGATGGGACTATTCCGTCTTTAGTTCTAAATGGGGGTTCGTACATTACTACCCCACCTGTGATATCATCCCCCTTTCTATGTGGGAATTTTATTATAGGGCGAACATCTGGGGATGGGCGGAAGGTTAACTCACTCCCTTTGTAGTACAAATAACCTGTAATTCCGTTCTTGTCTAACTCTCTGGTTTTCACTCTATTATATTGCTCTTTTAACGAAGCAACATCGAAGAGATTTGCTGTAGTCTGTAATGTAGCCTCCTGAGGAGTAAATGGGTGTTCAGCAATATACTGGTCATAAGATTTAGCATCACTTCCCTTCCTTTTATTCTCACGTTGTGCTTCTTCAAATGCTATAGCGTCTTCCGTTAAAGAGTTTCCATCATCATCTATAAATCCATCTAAGCTTTCATAGATGGGGACAAAATAACCACATGTTGTTCCCAGTGCTCCTGGATCCCATTCGTTCTCAAATGCTAAACAGTCGTATGCATCTGGGTGATAGAATAATTCCTCCATACCGTCAAATCCTACTCCTTCTTCTCCACCCGTCCCAAATGCAATCATTGTCCCAAGAGTTTTAGAACCTTGACGCATCGTAGGCATAGCAACTTCCCATGCTTTAAGCAGTCCAGAAAAGCTGCCCGCTTCTTCAAAGAATACAAGTTCTCCAGCTTTACCTCTAAGTTTGTCTGGGTTGTCCTTTAGGGAAACTCCAAGTATCTGAGATTTTAGTCCTAATTCTACGTCTGCTCCGTTTACATTCTTTTTATATCCAGCTTGCTTGTGCATTTCCCTGTCTCGCAGACGTGGTTGAGTCCATGCTGTATTATCGTCTATGAAGTTTAAGAAGTCCCAAGTCTTAGACAGCAACCCGTCCCCAATTAAGTATTCTTTCTGCTCAGCAAATACGTAGTTTTTAGAGTTACGTATTAGAAAGTAATTCCGTGCAAGCATAGAACCTGCTTTGTAAGAATATCCCTTACGTCTAGCTTTTAAAACAATTATGTGTTTGTTTTCTCTACGAGCCCTATCAATTGCGTGAAAATACTTGTAATCCCCGTCATAGAATGCTGGGAATGTTCTCTCACGTCTAGAGATCTTAGTCCCATCAAACATTACATCATCTACAGCCCGGTCAATTGGGCAGAAATTCAAATAAAAATAGTGATACCCAGTTATTCTAACTCCGTCTAATTCATACCCTTCTAGACATCTTTTTGCTTGCTCATCCCAATACTCATAATACTCTTTAGTCCCTGCAAGGGCTTCACAATAGTATCCGTATTTTAAGTAATGGTTTGCTGCTTCTGAGAATCTTACTGTGTCTTTGAATTTTGACATTACTGTGAATACTTGTTTACTACAACCCCACCTCTATTTGGGTTGTCTTTCTGCTGCTCCTTTTTGACTAAATCTTCGAGTCTATTTAGTCCATCTACAACGTCTGCAATCTTCCCAAGATTTGCTACAAGATCCTTTGCCTGGTTGATTGGTCTCCCATTCTGATCTATAGCTGTCAGGTCAATTGTTCTAAAGTATTTTTCAAGACTTGTCACTGATGCTTTTGCTGATTTCAATAATTTGATTGCAGAAGTCTCAGATAATTCTTTGTATTTATCAATCCCAGCTTGCACTTTAGGATTGAGTTTAACACTCAAGTCTTTAGATATCTTTTCCCATCTCTCTTCTTCCTCATAAACAAAATATGGAGATCTGTAATCTTCAAAGAAGAATATCGCAGATAATTCGTTGATCTTAAGATCCTTGAATTCTGGGATAGTTAATACATATGCAGATGGGATTACTGTAGTTCCACTAATGTTTATCAGTTCTTTCATTATTCAAATAGTTAAGACGGCCTCCCCTAACATGAAACTTCCCAAGATATGGTAGTCTAATAGATTCAAATTGTCCCTTACGTATTGTTGAAGCCACAAATGCAAATTGAGAATATACTGCTTCTTCGACAACATGTAGGGGGAGATTATATTTTGTAGCCAGTCTTTGTATTATAACTTTCTCATTCAGGTACTTTGGAACTTTCATTTACATCCCATCGATTATCGGGGCACGCTGCAGTTCCCCATTTTGCTTTATGTTCAACAATACACCCACACAATCCGCATCTCTTGTTTCTCAGCAAATGCTCACAATTTTGGCATGTATTTAGTCTATCTACGTATTGTTCTTTTGGAACTACGGGCGCTCCTGCTTTTACGTATTGGTAGAGTTCTTTTGAAAAGTTTCTCACCATTGTTGGGATAGACAACTTCAGTTTGTTTGGTTCTTTTTCCATAGTTAGTTTGGTTATGGTTTAAACGACTTATCTGTAAATTGAATTTTAGCTCTCCCATCAACTAGTTTAATTGTACAAGTTGATGATTGAGAGTTGAATTCATCTAAGTATTCTTCTATATTCTCTCGTGTAACTAAGAATGATAGAAAAACTTCAAGTTCCTTAGCAGCTTGAAAGGTTTTAGTCTTTAATAAAACTACCTCGCTGTGCTCGTTTCTTAACCTATCAAAATCCTCCAACGATATAGTGACTGTTCCATTCATGTTTATTCTTCAGGAATAATCCCACATATCATAAATTCATTCACCATAACAAATTTCCCTTCGGGAATTTCAATAATCAATCCATCAGATTGTGGGTGCACCATTACAGTATCCCCAGTTTTAACTTTCTGACAATCAGGACCTGTCTTAATTACCCTTAAGATATTCTTACGCATGTTACGCTCAGCACTAGCTGGGACAAGAATTCCTGACTCTGTTTTACTTACATCGGGAAAAGGAAGTAATACCCAGTCTCTTGTAGGATTAAATTTAATATTTTCCATTGTGTTTGGTTTGGTTTGGTTAGTGGTTATTTAAATACTCTAGTAATTCGTGTATATCTTCTGGCTTTCTCATGTGTTGTACTGGGGTAGTAATAAAACCACAATCACAAGTTTGTCCATATACAGACAGTAAATATAGTAAATCTGATGAATTTACTGTATAATTTAAGTCTAAATCTCCAACAGTGCATCCCTCGCAATTGTAATTAGATAGAATAACCAGAAGATCAGAGGTTCCCACATGACAATCATTGTCTAAGTCCCCAAAACAAAAAACATCATCTGAGAATAACTCTGATCTCTGGTACTCAAGCATGGCATGCATACGTGCAATCTGTCCTGGAGTAAATCTATCTCTACATAATTCGTGAGAATAATCCATATGATTATCTGCAGCAAATGATATTCCGTTGTAGTTAGATGCTGGGCAGAAATAACCTGGAATACCTGGACATCCGTAACTAACTTTAGTTGGGGGTGTATCACATACGTAGTCCCCAGTGAATTCACAGTCTCCTAAGTTTTGTCCGCAGTTTGACACTACCCCACTCCCATTTCTAAACACATGATGTAGTCCGCAGTAGTGTCCCATCTCATGAGTCAGCGTTTCATTCTCTACTCTTGAAATAAGATGTGGTCCATATGTCCCAAATACTTCTGTCTCTACCCACACTCCATCAAGAACAGACCAGGGTTGATAAAGAACCCAAGCAAATCCAAGAATAGATGAGCAGAAGTCTGGAGCCACGTACACGTTGCAGTACTCTGCCGTATTCCACTTCACCATATTCGTCCACTGAGCCATCTGTGTCCCATATTGTGGAAAACAAACTCCATTATTGCCTCTGTATGAATCTGCCCAAGTAAATGATCCAAGATGAGTGTACGTTGTATTAACTAAATTGAATGAAATATTAGTTGAATCAAAGTCTACATTGAGTTGCTCAAATGCGTCTTCGATAATCTCTAACCCAATATTACTGTTTGGGAAATATTGATTATCATGTAGAACATGTACAACACAGTTAATTACTTTCTCATTGTATGTCCTATTGTACATTGAAGAAAATCCTAAGGGGAGTATATTTTCTTCATTACCCATAACTACACATTCATTGTATAGAATGTCTTCGTTTTGTGTTAGATTATTTGTTTGAGCTACAGATAGTGTTGCACATGTAGCTAATAAAACAGATACACAGAATAAACTAGCTATAATAGCTATTACTCTGTGTACAATTCTAGAAAAGACGGGGTTTTGGGTAATGTGGGTCATGATTATTAGGGTTTTCTTTTGTATTGCACTTTTTCTATAGATCGTCCTGCAAAATATGCAGAGAATGCAGTTAATGCAAGTACTTCTAGTAGACTAACATACTCTTCTTTTACTTCAAATCTAATTGACTCTATAGAATCAGTTATTGCAAGTAAAAGATACAGAGCTAGAAGTGCAATAAGAGCGATAGGACGGACATTTTTCGCCAGTTTGGAGTCAGAAGACATATCTGCTTCCCACCTACTTGTAACATTGTCTTGAGCATGTCTTTCTTGTTCTAGTAATAGCTTTTCAAACTCCAATCTATCTTCTTTTGGGATATCTTCTTTATCAATCAAACGCTTTACGACCCCAAGAGCACC